GACTGGTGGCTGAGCAGCACGAAGGTGCTGGAACGGCTGGCGCCGAACAACTACAAGGTGGACGCCTACCTGCTGCGTAGCGACACGGGCGAGGTTGAGGAGGTCTATATCTACCAGAATGACCAGCTGGTGGACCGCCTGCAGAACGTGGGGACGTACAACACGGCTGCGGCGGAGGCTACGGAGCGGGACCGAGAGGTGTTCGTGGAGCAGCGCAAGAAGGTGTCGGAGTTCACGGGCTATGTCAGCGAGCACGCGATACAGCGGGTGGGCATCGCCGAGAAGCCGCGGGTGCCACTGCCGAGCGAGCCACCGGGACTGACCCACGAGGAGGAACGCCGGGCGCTGATGGTGGAGGTGACGACCACCGAGGAGCGCGATGCGGCGGAGCTGGAAGAGTGGCTGATGCCGACGCCGGCGAACACGGGGGCTCGAGCCTTGGATTCTATTTAGGACGGATAACCAATGATAAGAAAACACTAAAAAGCTATTGCTATGATTACAGCAGAGATTCAACAGAAGATTCTCAGCGCGATTGAATCGAATCGCGCCAACTACCCGAGCGATGCGAAGCACGCCGCCTCACTGGGTATCAGTACGAGCGTGTATAGTGCGCTGCGCAACGGTAAGACGGAGCGCATGATGAGCGACGCGATGTGGGTGACCGTGGCTCGCAAGTTGGGGGTGAACCTCCGAGGCGAGATGGAGTGGCGTCCGGCCAAGACGGAGACCTTTGAGTTTGTGACGACGCAGCTGGCGGCCTGTCAGGAGAGCGGCCTGAGTGCTATCCTCTGCGACCTGCCGAACATCGGGAAGACCTACACGGCGCGTCAGTATGTGTCGAGGAACGCCAACGCGGTGTATGTGGACTGCTCGCAGGTGAAGACGCGATGCAAGTTGATCCGCAAGATTGCGACGGAGTTCGGCGTGGATAGCAAGGGGGCGTACAGCGAGGTGTATGACAATCTGGTCTACTATCTGCGCTACATCGACCACCCGATGATTATCCTGGACGAGGCGGGCGACCTGCAGAATGAGGCCTTCCTGGAACTGAAGGCGCTGTGGAACGCTACGGAGCGGTGCTGTGCCTGGTATATGATGGGTGCGGACGGGCTGAAGGAGAAGATCAATCGCTCGATAGAGTACAAGCGCGTGGGCTACACGGAGATGCTGAGCCGATACGGCGACCGTTATAGCCGTGTGACGCCGGAGGACGGCAAGGAGCGTGAGAAGTTCCTGATGCGCCAGGCGGTGGCCGTGGCGCGGGTGAACGCTCCGGAGGGGACTGACGTGGCTGCCCTGGCGCGTAAGACGGCCGGCGGGCTGCGACGGGTGTACACTGAGATTGAGAAGCTGAAGCGGCAATGAGCCGCACCGCCTTGAAGAACATCGAAGAAAAGTCAACACATTACGATAAGAGATGAAAAGAGCATACAGTCCGAAGGACATACTGAAGAAAAACTACAAGACGATACCGTGGGACGGGGAATGGAAGCAGTGCTTCGGGGAACCGGAACGGAGCGAGGTGTGGTTCATCAGCGGGGCGTCAGCCTCGGGCAAGAGCAGCTTCACGATGCAACTGGCCAAGAAGCTATGCGAGTACGGCGTGGTGCTGTACATGAGTTATGAGGAACTGACGAGCCAGTCGTTCCAAGCGCGCCTGGAGCGCTTCCACATGGGCGAGCGTCAGGGGCGGTTCCGAGTGGTAGACTCGGACACCTACGAGGAGCTGGTGGAGCGCCTTAAGCGGCCGAAGGGGCCGAGCTTCGTCATCGTGGATAGCTTCCAGCACTCGAAGTTCAGCTATGAGCAGGCCGAGGAATTGCACCGCCTGTTCCCCCACAAGAGTTTCATCTATATCTCGCAGGAGTCGAAGGGGCGACCTATGGGCAAGCCTGCGGAGCGCCTGAAGTACCTGGCGGGCGTGAAGATTCGCGTCATCGGCTATGAGGCCTTCTGCCAGGGACGATTCATCCCGGAGCCGGGCGTGAGGTTCACGGTCTGGAACGAGGGGGTGCTGAAGGTGACGAATAACCTGCCGGTGCGGCCGAGTAATACGAACTCTCAAGAACCGGAGCCATGAGTAATATCGAACAATTTATCGACCTGCGCCCGACGGACCGCCTGCGGCCGGGGCACATGACGGAGTACATTGAGGCTCACGAGTATGAGTGCCCACGCTGCCACAAGACGGGGCGGGTGCTGACGGAGGACATGGAGGGCGTACACAGCCAGCGCTGTCCTCTGTGCCAAGGGACGGGACGCCTGATGGCGGAGATCCGGATTACATGGCTGCCGGAAGAACTGGTATAACCTACTTTATCCACTAACAATAAACACTCAAAACACTATGGAGAAAAATGAACAAGAGGTGCATGACTTCGGGCGATTCTTTTCGCTGCTGCACCAACTGAGTTTACAGCCCCACACGGGAGACCCCGAGGACATCAAGCGGGACCTGGTGGAGCGCTTCACCCTGGGGAGGACGAAGAGCCTGAAGGAGATGAAGCTGAAGGAGTACCAACTGATGTGCCGCACGATGGAGAGCATGTTGGTCAACGAGATTGATCGTCGCAAGGAACGGAGCCGCGTGCTGAATCAGATGCAGCGCATGGGTATCGACACGACGGACTGGACGCGGGTGAACGCCTTCTGTGAGGACACTCGTATCGCGGGGAAGCCCTTCGGGAAGTTGACGGTGCAGGAACTGGTGAAGCTGCGCGTGAAGCTCTACATGATTGAGCGGCACGGCGGGCTGGACAAGGTGACGAAGCAGGTGGGCGCCGAGGCGCTCGAGGCTATGAAGTAAGAACTAGATTATAACCCTATTAAAATTCAATTAAAATGACAGACGAAAGAAAGAGAGTCGTAATCATCATGAGCCTGATCTACGAACAGAATCAAGACCTCAACGACGAGGAGTATCATCACACGCTGGAGGCTATCCGGGACGAGATTGACCGAGTCCTGAAAGGTGAGCCCAGAAGCCTCTTCGACGAGGAGGAGAGTAAGTAACTAGAATATTAACCGGACGGAAAGACGGCACACCCGCTGGACAGGGTTCATAACTACGGGAGTGTTTTTCTTGGTGCCCAGCCGCACCCACGGGCATGAAAGCAATTTCAGCGGCAGGGTCTGTATTGGAACACCCGCACTAAGCGTCAGTCCGGACGTCCACAATTACAACAACAATGGATAGAAAAGAAATTAACAATGCAGCCAATGCGTGGGCTGAGCAGGATCCGCAACGAAGAGCTGTATATCACGTTGCTTGCGAGATGGAAGACGACGGCGACCCGATTCTTTCAATGACAGTAGCCGGGTATAACTATCTGCTGCTCCGCGATGCAATTGCCGCGACGATGTGCCAGTGTCCTAATATCTACACTCTCCTCAAGAGCGCCGTGGAAATATACCAACAGAAAAAGCAACAGGAAGAGCAACAGAACTAGCATCCAACACAGTCGGTTTATCCTCGCCCTGTTTGCGGGGGCTCTATAATTCCGGGTCATAATGTACGATGAAGAGACCGGCCGGAGGGCATTCGGCAATGGCGCCACAAGGCGTCTCGGTCTCAACCAACCCCCGAAAGCCCGGACTAAGTGGGATAAACCGACTTTAGCTTCAACTACTAAAAGACTTCATCATGGAAACAGAAACGAAGCAAGAGGTGACGCAGCTGCGACACCTGGCGAACCTGGAGATGCTGAGCTCCATCACGAGCGAGTATCTGGTGCAGGTGATTCAGACTCTGGGCGTCATGCGCCAAGGGTACGAGCAGGCGCTGACGGAGGAGGAGCGTGAGGCGTCGGGTGAATATCAGGGGCTGCTGGCGCTGGAAGGCCTGGCCTGCGATGTGTATAAGGAGGCGACCGAGCACCTGAGCGAGCTCGACGAAGCCAAAGAATAAAATAACAACTACTTAAAACTAACAAGAAACATGAGTGCAACAAACACGAAGAGAGCGAAGAAGGTGGTCCTGACGGGTACCACCCGAGAGATGGCCGACGAGGCTTTTAATGAGTACGCATCGGCTGTGGCCGAGATTTCGAAGGTGACGGCCGAGATTGAACTGGAGTGCGTGCGTATCCGCAACGAGCGGGCTGCGCAGCTGGAGGCGCTGACGAAGCGCAGGGACGAGGCGTTCGATAACCTGCACGCCTACGCGACGGAGCACCAGGAGGAACTCTTCTCGAAGAAGAAGAGCCTGGATATGGCTCAGGGTACCATCGGATTCCGCACGGGTATGCCGAAGCTGAAGACGCTGAAGGGCTTCACCTGGGCGAGTGCGCTGCAGCTGGCGAAGGAGTTCCTGCCCGGCTACGTGCGCTCGACGGAGGAACTGGCGAAGGATAAACTCCTGGCAGACCGTGAGGAGGTCGGTGAGCAGATGTCGAAGTGCGGCATCATGGTGGCTCAGGACGAGACTTTCTTTGTCGAACCTAAGTCGGAGGAGACGGCATGATGCAGAAGTTCGACCCTGAGAAACACGCCACCGGTTGCTTGGTATTGGCCCTGTTCCTGACGGGCGCCTACGTGGTGGCGCTGACGCTCCTGATCATTCAGATGGCGCAGCAGCAACAACTATGATAAGTGTTCATGATAAGATTGGTTAATTGTGTTTTGGGGAGTCGGTCGTCGGGAGACGCTCGGCTCTCATTTTTTTTGGCGGTGATATGAAAATAATAGGGTGAAAGTGTGCGTGATATGCAGAAAATGTTTACCTTTGTATATAGAAACTGAAGCACCAAAGAAGTATGAGAGAGCGCCGTCGGGGCGTGAGCTATCAGAAGAGGGTTCACGACATCAATGAGATTTATGACCGATACGCTAAAACGGGTCTGTCGAACCGAGAAATATGGCGCCGCTACATCTGGCCGACGTACATGATTTCGGAGCGGACGCTGTACAATCTGCTGAAGGCTCCGGAGCGTGACTTGGGGGCCGGGGTGCTGGAATTAACGTTGTTCGACTGATGGACTCAAAGGATATGCAGACGGTCATCCGCAACATCTTGCGGGACCTGAAGGTGGAGCTCTCGGACGAGTTCGATAAGAACTTCGAGCGGCAGGCCTTCTTCAGTGAGGCGTGGCAGCGCAGGCGCAGCCCGCTGCGTCCGGGCGGGACGACGCTAGTGGACACGGGTGCGCTGCGCCGCAGTATCGGGAGTCGCATCGAGGGGGACAGCATCATCTTCACGACCTCCCTGCCCTACGCTGCTATTCACAATGAGGGTGGCGAGATAGAGGTGACGGCTAAGATGCGGCGCTTCTTCTGGGCTAAGTATTATGAGGCGTCCGGCGCCTTCGGTCGTCGTAAGGACGGGAGCCTGCGCCAGGATAAGCGGACACGACAATTGTCGACGGCTGCGGAGTTCTGGAAGTGCATGGCGCTGATGAAGGTGGGCCACAAGATACGAATCCCGAAGCGGGCGTTCTTGGGCTTCTCTCCGGAGGTGGAGCAGTCGGCCCGCGAGATTATCGAGGAGAATTTGACAGAATACTTCAACCATATAAAATTGCGATAAGCGATGAGAAAAGAGATTTATCAGGCCCTGATGGAGCGGCTGATGGCTATGGGCGACATTCAGTATGTGGACCTCTGGAATCAGAACGTGGAGTTCATTGACCAGGAGTCGGCATGGCCGCGTCCGGCGGTCTTCGTGGAGTTCGACGCTATAGAGTGGGACCGCACGAAGGAGCGGAGCATGGACACGAAGGGGACGCTGCGCCTGCATGTCGTGACGGACTGGGCGGGGTCGGTGGCCTCGGATAGCGGCAGCCGGGCTGAGTCGCTGGCGGTCTTCGACCTGCTGGACCAGATTCGGGAGCGCCTGGAGGGGCTTCGGGGTGAGACGTTCAGCCGCATGAAGCTGCAGCAGAGCCTGACGAATCATAACCATGAAGACCTGCTCGAGAATATCGAGGTCTACAGTTATAGAGGTTTAGTAATGATTTAGTGTTTTCAGTGAGTAACTTTCATTTGGCAGGCGCCGCCACTCGTCGGGATGACGGGTGGCGGCGCTTGCTTTCAGGAAAAAGTGCTTATCTTTGCGGCACACAAAACCATATCACCATGACACAATTAGAATTTGACTATGCCAGGTTGGATGAGATACTTGACCTC